CATTTCCCCTTTGACCAGATCAGACTCCGATAATCTCGCCGGAGTCGGAAAACAACAGTCGCTCAACACTCCTGTCGACGAAATCAGAGCCCTCTGGACCGGTCACCATCACGCCCCCTTCGCTATACGTGAGCACGTACATCGAAGACACGCCGGAAAGCACGACAGTATCTACACCTCCGTTGCCATACATCGTGTCGTTGCCTGCGTTGGCAAACAGAAAATCATCGCCCTTGCCCCCGTACAGGACGTCGTCACCCTGTCCACCGATCAGCGTGTCGGCATCTTGATTGCCGTAGATCACGTCGCCGTCTTGATTGCCGTAGATCGCGTCGTTGCCGAAACCGCCGATCAAGACATCCGGCCCGTACAATCCGACGATGACATCATCGCCGCGATATCCCTGCACAAGGTCGGCGTCGTCAGTGCCGAATAGCGTATCATTGCCGTCAGTCGGCACGCCGTCCAGTGACGGCAGAAAGTCGAAGTCGACAAGGCTGAACAGCGCCGGGTCTTCGCTCCACACGCCATGCCCAGCGAAATTGCCGCCGAAGGTGAAGCCGACATTCCCAGGAAATGCCAGAACGCTGGAAAAACCAGCCGCATCGTGCTGGCCATAGACGTTGGTCCAACGCGCCGGATCGAGCGGCACCGTCAGGATGTAGTGGCCTTCCTGTAGCGCGATTGGCTCAGACCAGAAGCGGCCGTTCGGTGACACCCAATCATCGGCGCCATACTGGATGATCAGGCGCAGGAGGCCGGGGTTGCTGGTCTCCGCTTCAACGAACGGGCCGTCACCTCCCGTGATCTCAAACTCGAGCCGCACATACGAGAAATCGAGACTGCCGCCAGGCCGCGCCATAAGGTAATCCACTTCTCCCGGCGGCTGCGGAAAAGTAAACTGCCATGGCGACGACGGATGCAGCGGCATCCCAATCGAATAGTTGATCCCCTGGATGATAGGCCCGATCAACCACGCGTTCGGATCGAGCGTGATCTGTCCGTCCCAGTGCGCCATGGCTTCACCCCAACGTTCATGCAGTGCCTGGCGTCGTGTCTCCGCCCGCCCCGCCCTCGAACGTCAACGCGTCGTCATCGTCGTCCGCTTCGTCCTCCGGACCCTCCTGAGCGAGCAGCCCAGAATTGAGATGCTCCTGCGCCAGATCTTCCGGCATGACCACGACCTTGTGGTCGCCCTCCTGCTGCACCGGCACACCACCGACATCGGTGACGTCAGGGTTGTTGACATAGTACTTTCGCGGCGTATTCATGATTCACTCCTCATCAGGACTTCATCACTGGTTGGAGCTTCACCGTCTTCCTTGATCAGGCGATCAGCATCAGCCACCGACAGCCAGGCCCGACCCTTCTGGCCAAAAGACCTTCCCCAGCTATTGACGATCCGCAGTGCACCCTTGGTGCCGTCTGGACAGACGTAGTTGCGATTGGCGCCGACCACGAGGTACGCGTGGCCACCAACTATGCTCCCGCGCGGGCGGAGGAAGCCGTAGGAGTCAGTCGAAAACATCGAACCATACCAGTTCGTGCCGAGCACCACGGGGCCGGTGGTCAGCACATGCTGCATCGCCAGCTCCGCATCGAACGCCCAGCGATAGCTGGTAACGTAGCCGGTCGACTTCAGCCACTTGAAGGCGCCGCGCACCGAAGACCCATCATAGTCCTCGCCCGGCCACTCGTCGTTCGCCTGTGCGCCGCGATAGACGTCCTTAGGCGAGAACGGTGGACGATTGGTTATCGGACCAGTGGTCAGCCACTTGAAGACCGAGAACCCTACGCACGTCGGCTCATCACCCTGGTCCAGGACGCCAACGCTCCACCAGTATCGCTCAGTGATTTCCGTCGCCTCCGGACGCGGCGGAAGCAGGAACTTCCGGTCGCGATCGTCCGGAGCAAAGAGACGACCTAAGCCTTGGCCCATTTTTGTTTCCTCACCTTTCCCGGAGAATGTGCAAGCGAGGCCGCGGGGATGATCGGGGCGAACGTCCGACGTGACCTCGCTCGCTTCTCGACAGCCGGAGCCATAACCTGGGGGGCAGCCCCAGCGTCGAAACGCATCAAACCAGCCGCCCGTCTTCGCGCATGACGGGCAGCACCTCATAGGATCTCGCATAACCGGCAGCGATCATTAGATCGCTAAAATTCGAGCCATCTGGCAAGAAAACTTTGGCGAGGAATCTCCCGTACTTATCTGGGTTCTTCGCCACCAGCCAGACCAGCGTTCCCGGTGGTGCCTTGTCTGCAGCAAAATCCCGCGCCTTCGTTCCGCTGGCTTCGTGCAGCTCGGGGGCATTGATGCCTTCCACCCGCACCCGCTCGCCATGAATAATTAATCCAGGAGCAGCGTAGCGATGCACAATCAAAGTATCGCCGTCGTGCCATTCATCCACAATCGCAGGAAAGCGAAACTCGTGACGCGTCGCCATCAGCATGGTCAATGGTTTGTTCATCTGATTTCTACGATCCTGACCGCAGCGCAAAACGCGTTCCATCGGCCAATGGCTTCAAACTGAACATCGTGCCCAGCCACGAACTCGCTCCACGCCTTGTACTCGTGGTCTTCCCAGCCGTCATAGCCGAACAGCTCGTCGAAAAGGATCACCGTGCCCGGCACAATACGCTCGGCAAAAGCCTCCAGTACCGTCCGCGTGGAGGAATACAAATCGCAGTCGATATGCATGAAGCTGACGTGTCCCGGGTGCGTAGCAATAAACCCGGGCAGCGTGACATCAAACCATCCTTCGATCAGTGCCGTGTTGGCCAGCGCGATGCGGTGCGCGGTGGCAAACGTGCCGACGCCGAACTCCCGCCACGGCTCCGGCAGACCGAGGAAAGAGTCAAACCCGTAAAGAGGGATATTCACCGGCAGCAGCTGACGGATTTTCCTCAGGCTGGCCCCGCACGCAACGCCAAATTCCATGTACAAGCCACCCGCTCGACATGCCCGGATGGCCGGCTCGAACAACTCCAGCATCACCGGCGCATCGGCAATGCCTGGCGGCGGCGGCCTAAACGACGACACCGACCAGCAGCAAAATGAGGACGACAACAAGTACCGCCGTAATCATCCGATGAGGCTGCTGATGTCGATGACCGTGCTCATCATCGGAGCTACCGCGAATGCATCGCTGAGGGCGACCATGCCGTCAATGCGGCCGGCGCTGCGATTCTTCGACAGCTTCCGGTTCGCATCGTCCTTCCCCTCGATCACTGCGTTGGTCGCGCACATGGTCAGGACCGGATGATTGCCGTGCGCTAACTCCTGCTCGCGGATCACCTGTTCAAGATCGCGCAGTGCCGGACTCTGGCTCTGCGTCCCTTGGCCGACCTCGACGAACTTCTCGCCGATGACCGCTTCCGAGAAGCCCGCCTGGATCAGCCACGGCTTCAAATGCTTCATGTTCCAGCGATCAAAACCAAGCTTCTGTACACTGTACCGATCGAACACATCCTTCAAATAAGCAGCGACAAATTCATAACTTATCGAACTTCCCGGTGTCGTCTCTAGATATCCCTGCTTCGCCCATACATCATACGGCACCCGGTCGGTCATCGCCTTTTCGCGCAGCCCCTCACCCGGCAGCCAGAACGTCGGCCGCACATGCCACTTCCCGTCGATCCGGCCGATCAGCACCAGCGCCGTCAGGTCCGCCACCGAACTAAGATCCAGTCCAGCATACACAGGGACCCTCGTCAGGTCCCCAACATCACTGCCGCACGCTTTCCACGCCGCCGGAGAAACAAACGGATTGTTTGCCTCAACCCGCCGATTCAAAATGTAATTTTCGAATTCCGCCTGCCGTGCCGGCATCCGCCTGGCGTTCTCCGCCATCGCCAGCACTTCTTTTTTGTTCATGAACACGTCGAATGCCGGATTGGCCGCACGGATCGCTTCTTTTGAAAACGGGTCCAAATCCACCGGCGCAGTGTCTATCTGCAGCACCACCCGCTCGTCATACCCAGCAACAGCATCGTCTATCAAAATCGACAACAAGTCGTTGTCTGTCGGCGCCTGCGTGCTAATGATGATCGTCAAAGGCTCTTCCTGGGCCGCAGTCGCCAGCTCCATCGCTTCGTACAGGGTGGAACGAGGGCCGCGTACCTGACCCGCCTCGTCGAAGATCGTCAGCACCGGGCTCAGCCCGAACGCCGTAGACGCCTCCGCAGACAACGCCTTGTACGTGGTCCCCAGCTCCGGACAGACCAGCTCTTTAGCCGTATCCCGCACAATGATCGTCTGCTGTAGGCTCGGAGACATCCGAACCATCTTCGCCGCAAGCGAAAACAAAATCCCCGCCTGCTCGCGCGACTGCGCTATCGAATACAGCTGCGAATTGCGCTTGTGCTCCCAGCCAACCAAATGCAGAAGGAGAATAAATGCACATTCCGTCGTCTTGGCATTCTTTCGTCCGCGCGTGATGATCGCCCGCCGCGTCCCCGCCGGATTGCCGTAGATCGCCCGGAAATCCTCCCGCATGAACCCGGCCATCTTAAACCGCCGGCCTACGAATTCACCCTCGGGAAGCCGTAAATAATCCTCACACCACTGGATGTTGCGTTCCGCCCGCGCCATCCCCGTCAACGGACGTTGCTTCTTGCGTCCAACCAACCCCGAATCCAACGCCATCCGACCTACCCTAACCTACCCTCAACTTCGCCTTACTCCCACGGCTTCCGCGCTAACGTCACCTTCTTGTGACCCCGGTGATTCGTGACGCTCTGTTGCGAAATCCGCATCTTGGTCGCCAGCATCGCCAGCACATGGCTCTCCCGCTGCTGCATCTGTAGCAGCCGACTGTAATCGTCTAGCGAAAACTGCTTGTCCGCTTGCGCCCGCTCAATCAGTTCAGCTACCCGTCGAGCCGCTACCCCATGACGACAATATTGCACCAGAAGCGGCTTGGTCGAAGGACTGAACCAGTCCGCCGGCTCAGACGCGACCACCGTAGCCCAGATCTCCGTCTGCTCGTCGCCAAGATCATACGGCGGCCGTTGCCGCTCGTTCACCTCGATCTGAGGCGGAGGAGCCACCAGCTGCTGCGATCGCTTTCCACGAACTCCCATTTTCCACCCGTTTTAACAATTAGTCGTAAGATGCC